ATGAGGTAATTACGCATAAGCCGCACTCCTTTGCTCCATCTCGCGCACGAACACGCGCTTCACCGCCGCGGCGATGTCCTCGGCGGACTGGCCGGGCTGGGGGTTGATAGTGATGCTGACGGTGGTGTCGCCTGCGCTGCTGCGAACCAATTCTTTGAGTTTTGACATGCTCAGCACGATTTCCCCGCCAGGGCCATCTCCGAAACCCTTTGGGCCTGCCGGGGTTTGCAACACCGTAGGCTGTGTGAACATAACCGGGTTGTCATAGGCTTTTCGATACCACGAAACACTCCAACCCCACGGGACATTGATCGGGCCGAGACTCTTCCAACTCGTCACAGTGATATGAGGCAATTTGATGTGAATATTGCTGAAGTCGAACATGTCAGTAAAAAACTGCTTGACATCTGCAAATGCGCTCTTTATGCCTTCCCAGATTGTGGTACCCAAGTCTTTCCAGCTGATCGCTGCGATAGCTTTCTTCGTGTCCTCCCATTTGCTGGCGATATAATCGCCAACAGTGCCGATCGCGCCGGTGATAAGTGTCCAGATCGCAGAACCGAACGCAGACCATTTCACTTCGGTCAACGCTTTAGCCCCTGCATTATAGCCGTCCTTGATCCAGCCTCCGATGGTGCCGATTGCGCCGGTAATGAGCGACCAGATCGCAGAACCAAATGTGGACCATTTTACTTCTGTCAGCGCTTTTGCGCCAGCATTGTATCCGGCTTTTAGCCACCCACCGATTGTACCGATAGCACCCGTAATGAGTGTCCAAATAGAGGAGCCGACAGCAGGCCAATCCACCTCGGCCAGCGCAGTCATACCGGCTTCATAGCCATCCTTTAGCCATCCACCAATGGTGCCCATAGCACCAGTAATGAGCGTCCAGATCGAAGAACCGACAGCAGACCAATCCACTTCAGAGAGAGCAAGAATACCAGCATCGTAACCATCTTTGATCCAGCCACCGATAGTTCCGATAGCGCCTGTAATCAATCCCCAGATCGTAGAACCAACGGCAGGCCAGTCAACCTCAGAAAGAGCCTCAACACCGGCGCTATATCCATCTTTGAGCCACCCGCCAACCGTACCGATGGCACCTGTAATTAGTGTCCAGATCGTTGATCCGACCTCGGCCCAATCCACCTCAGCAAGAGCTTCGATGCCTTTGGTATAGCCATCACGGAGCCAGCCCCCAATGGTACCGATTGCGCCGGTGATAGTCCCCCAGACTGTCGAGCCAACTTCTGCCCAGTCTACCTCGGCAAGCGCGGTCTTACCTGCCTCAAAGCCATCCCTGAGCCAGCCGCCTACGGTCCCAATCGCGCTGGTAATTGTGCTCCATACAGTAGAGCCGACTTCCGCCCAATCAACTTCGGCCAGGGCAGTTTTGCTCGCTTCGTATCCATCTTTGAGCCATCCTCCAATAGTGCCAATAGCACCTGTGATAGTACCCCAGACGGTAGAGCCGATTGCTGCCCAATCAACGCTGGACAACAATTCTTTGCCTTTCTCATATCCATCCTTCAACCAGCCACCTATCGTTCCGATAGCACTGGTGATCGCGTTCCAGATTGTGGTACCCACAACCTTCCAGTCAATTTGACTGACCAATCCTCGAACGGCAGTAAATGCGTTTGTCGCAAATTCCTTAATTCCTTCAAATGCAGATTTCAGCCCATTCAATACTTTGGTGCCAAGTTCAGCCCAGTTGATATTCTGGAAAATCCACTTGAACCACTCGACAGACACTTCAGCATATCTCTTGATTACATCGCCGATATGCTTAAACGCTTCGCCAACCTTGGAAAAATCCCCTGATATCAGCCCGGAGACGACCTTGCCAAGGTCTCTGAAAATATACTGAATTGTGAGTATAGTGTTGGCGATTTGTGCAGACCCAGCCTGGAACACACGCCCCATGAAATCCGTGAATTTCTGCCAAATCTGCTTTGCGTCATCGATAACAGGTTCAAGGCGCTTTTTAATTCCCTCAAAGCCGGTTTTCAAAGAATCCACCGTTTCCAGCGTTTTCTTCTTCACCAGCTGCCACATAGAAACTATCTTGTTACGGAATCTATCGTTGGTTTTCCAGAGCTTGACGAACACCGCTGCCAGCATACCCACCGCAGCAACGATAGCCACTGCCGGACCTGCGGCGATATGTAGCGCCCCGGCAAATTTACCAAGCAACCCCACTGCACCACCGATACCGCTCACCAACTTGCCGCCGATGGCCAATATAGGACCAATGGCTGCTGCCACGCTGCCAACGATCAGGATGGCTTTCTTCGTACCCTCGCCCAGGCCATTCCAGGCATCACGGGCCTTCATAATGATGTCGCGAACTTTGTCCAATGCCGCACTCACAGCAGGCATGGCAATGGACGCAATCTCCGCTCCAGTAACCTTGACGGCGTTCATGGCCGTTTGAAAACGGTCTGCGGGATCAAGGGTCGCCTCAAATGTATCAGAGACAACATTACCTAAGTTCTCTGCCGAACTCGCAAGGTCGCCAAAGTCAATCGCTCCAGACTTGACGGCGTTGAAAACCTGGGCGCCGGATTTGCCAAACATCTCATAAGCGAGTGTCATGGCTTCGGCATCCTTTTTCCCACTTTTGACCTTTTTCTGAAAATCCATGAGCATTGAGTTCATGGATTTGTTTTCCTTGGCTGCCAGTTTGGTGGCCTTACCCAAACCGCTGAACACTGCGGAAACGTCTGCTCCGGACTTCTCGATCTTTCCCATGAAGGTGGCCGCTTGGTAGAGATCCATTCCCATAGCCTGGAAAGAAGAAGCATTCGCAGTAACGCCGTCGTTCAACTTGTCAACAGCAATGCCGGTGTCCTGACCTACCTTGGTCAACACATCCAGATATTTCCCGGCGCTTTTCGAGGACTTACCAAACGCCGTCAATGCCTTTTGAGTGCTATTGACGGAGTTGGTGACATCAGTACCATTGAGTTTCGCAAACTTGATGTACTGACCAGACAGTTCCTCCAGCGCGTCGCCGGTGATGCCAAAGCGGGTATTCACGGCACCGATGGCGTCACCTGCCGTTCCAAAGTCGGTGGGGATGCTGGTGGCCAGCGACTTCATGCGCTCCTCCATATCGGCAAGCGCTTCGCCAGATGCTCCGGTCGCCACAAGAATCTTGTCAGCACCTTCATCCACCGCGTCATAAGCCGCAACTGCACCGGCACCCAGAGCCATCAACGGCCCGGTGACGTATTTCGTCAAGGCTGTTCCCGCTGTACTCATCTTGTTGCCGAAAGCCTTGATCTTGTCCCCGGCGACCTGGAGCTGCTGCGCACCAACAGAACCGAAGTTCTTGTATTCCTCGGTAAGTTTTTTGAGATTTTGCTCAGTCTCAATAATCTCGCGTTGAAGGGCATCGTATTGTTCCGGGGAGAGAGAATCTGTCTGGGTTGATTTGAGAGTTTTCAGCCGGTCTTCGGTGGCCTTGATGGATTCTTGCAGATTTTTCTGTTTCTGGGTCAGCAGTTCAGTATTGCCAGGATCAAGCTTCAGCAACTTGTTGATGTCCTTCAAGTTGCCCTGAGTTTTCGAGATTTGCTTATCTACGTCTTGAAGAGCTTTTTGCAGCTTTAAGCTGTCGCCGCCGATCTCAACAGTAATACCCTGAATCCGCTTGTTTGCCATAATCTCACCACCACCTTAAAACGGCTTTTCGTTTTCGTCCGGGAGAAGCGCATAATCGAAATCGTCATTGCCGCGCTCGATCAGTATGTCGATGACCTCGCCGGTTTCTAAAAAATCCAGGTCAGGCAATGTTAGCCCGACCTGGAGCGCTCTCAGGACAAACACCGAGACATTCAGTTGGCGCTCGGTTCGCCGCCCTCTTTTTTTTCGCTGCTGTGCTGCTTGTTCTGGGTTGCATACAGCTGGATAATGTCGCCGGAGGGCTCCGCGAAATCAAAGGTATCGAACATATCGATCCAATCCAGGTACTCATCCAGGCTCATGGCTGCCATAACGCCACGATCACCGTGTGCCTCGGCTGCCTTCTTCATCACGAACCCCATCTGCATAGCAAATGTGATGCCAATGGCCTGCCCCGCTTCGCTGGACGCAGCCTTTGCCTGAAGCTCGAAAGGATCCTCGTCAAACAGTCTGCGATAGTAGTAATTACAGCTGGACATAGCCAGCATCTCCACCTCACGGCTGCCAATCTTGATCTTCTTACTCGCCATGGTTTAACCTCCCTGCTGCGCAGTGGGCGCGGTGGGCAGCTGCACCTCGGTGAACCAGTTGGCAAATGCTGTCGCGTCCGTCTCCGGAGTGGTCTCGCCGTGATCGAACCATTTGTCGAAGCCAGCCACGTAGATGCCGGTGGAAGTGATGGTAGAGGTTTCCGTCTGGGGCTCCTTGCTACCCTCGTTGGTCGCGCTACCGACAGCAGGCGCGGTGGCGGTACAGTTGTACATGACATAGCGCACCGGCTTCTTGTCATTCATGGTTTCGAACAGGAGGGCGAAATGCACCTCGTCCGGGTTCATATCTTCCAACAGAATGCCCTTCTGGTCCGAAATGTAGCCCAATACCTGCTTTTTGAAGGCGTCGATCATACGAGCCATCTCGAGATCACCTTGGCGAGATGTCGGCGCGGTATTGGAATAATAGACGCCATCGTCTGCATACCAGGGCTCACCCGCACCCTGGGGCTCCATGGACAGCGTGCGCGCGCCGGGGAAGGTGACCGGGGTTTCATAGGTCGCGCTGCCGTCCTCGGCGATAGTAGCGATGGCGAAGGCGACCCTTTTAAGGCCAAATTTGACCTTGTTTTCATTCGTTCCAAGTGCCATTGTTTTATTACCTCCGTTGTGTAGGTTGTCATGTACACATATTCATATGCTGAAACATGTACAAATCTTGGGCCATCTAAACCACGCAGATACTTGCAATGGCTCAAATGGCCTGCTGTAGCTCGCTGCGACAGATGCTGTCTTTACGGGCCTGCTTGTTCTTCTTCGTCCGCTTCCGCGTCATAGATGACATCCAATTCATAACGAACCTCGTACATCTTTTCTTCATCGATCCACACCTCGGTCTTGTCCCAGGTAATTCCATAGCGGTGCAGCACCTTCTCGACGCGACGCTCCAGCGGAGGTGTTTTCTTGTCGGTGTAGAGCTCAATGCTGACATCAGTCACCTGCTCATAAACCTCATCATCGGCGAAGAAGTTTTCTGAACCGGGCAGCAGAAAACAAATAAAAGGCGGGTCAGGTGACTCACCTTCGGCAAAATGGTCATAGGCACTCGGAATACCGGTTTCCTCAACCATTGTCGCAATTTCATCGTAGGTCAACTCGGTATCCCTCCCATCAATGACCTTGGAGCTTATCCTCCAAGTCTTTCATCATCTGATCCCTGACAGTTTCTTCAGCAGGAGCGATATGAGGAATAGCCTGAACACGTCCGCCGCCACGCTTGGCGTGTCCATATTCCAGCAGATGTGTAAGCCTATACCGATTCTTCGAATGCACAACGACAGACAGACTTGTCCTTGTTTCTTTGGTTTTTTCCGCCTGCCAACTGCTCCGATATTTACCAGTACGTTTGGGGGCACCCTTCCTGATCTCCTTCTTTACAGCTTTACCAGCATCGCTAACCGCTTCTTTAAGATCATTGATGGCAAGTGCAGAGTACCCATCCAAAATCTTGTTCATTTCTGCAGCAAAATTCTGTATCTGTACCTTTCGACTCACTCATTTCACCTCGCCAACAAGCTTGGATGAAATCCTGATCTTCTTCCGCTGATAGTTCATCCAGTCGATACTCTCGATGTCATAGATGCAGCCGTTAAAGATGATTCGATACTCCGTAGATCTCACAGGCAGTAATTCGGAGCAGTACCGCACTTCAAACTGTATGGTCTGTGATTCCTTCACAACCACGCCTTCGCTTTCCTTGTCATTAAAAGTGCTGGCATAAGCATGGCAGGAATAGTAATCTGTCCACCTGTTCGTGTGGTTTCTGAACTCATCCACCACGAGCGTGTTTTTCTGGAAAGTAATGCGTTCATTGAAACGTGCCAGTCGGCGTTCCACATCACCACTTCCCTTCGCGGACAGATGAAAGCAGATTCCTCAGCGTCATACTGAGATCGTGATGGTCGGCTTCCTCTCGATGCTCAAACAGATAGCCAAT